CACAAGACAAACACATTGTCGATCTGGCATTCAAGCTGGTATACGCCGAGCGTGGCAATGAGGTAGCAAAGGAGCTAAGTAAATGACCACCTTCACCACACAAGACCGGCAAGATGCGCAACGCACCCCGTTGACACCAGAACAATTAGATGACATAGCTCAACAGTGCTGGGTTTATCCGCAAGGAGAGCAAGCTATTTTTAACCAATACAAGTTCGCCCGCGCCATCGAACGCGCCCACGGAATAGGAGAATAGGATGATAGTGATTGACGAAAGCATACAAATTAACTTATACAAAACAGCGTGGTTTGCCGGCACACCATTCCAGTGGAACAACAAGAGACTTAATGGTGGCGACATGTATTCCTGCTACCGATTTGGACCATTGTTAATTCACGTACGAACCAAACCAAGACAGTATGAGTGGAAACCATGAGCTTCACCATCTACCAAGCAGACGGGCTCAAAGTCATCCAGTGGTTTTGGACAACCGATGAGCTCATAGCCAGCATGTTACGCAACCCACACGATAGGTACCACAGAAATGATTGAATTTGTATTAGGCTTTATGGTCGGATTTGTAATTGGGCTTTACGTCAAACCAAAAGACAAAGACCTTGTAGAACAGCAACAAATATATGACGAAAAATTAGCCAAGTACGAGCAAGATTTGCATTATTATAAAGATCTATGTAAATGGCACGCAGAAAGGAAACAAAATGGCAACAAAGATTAAAGTAATTGAACCAGCAGTCAAAGAGAAATCAGGCAAAGTCATCAAAGGCACGCCTGCTTACTCGCACGAAGAGATCGAGAAGAAAGCCGGACGTAAAAAGAATGCAGACGAGCGTGGCTTTGTGTTATCCACTGGCGAGTTTGCTGGACGTGAGAAAGCAGCCAAGGTGGCCAAGGCTGCCGGCGAAGTAAAAAAACCAGGCAAGAAACTGCACTCACATGAATTGCGTGAGGCCCTCAAAGTTAAAAAGGCAAAGGAGCCAAAATGAAAAAGCCGCCGTTCAAAGTAACATTCGAGGAGGGTTGTTTTGATGACATCGAAGACGACCTTACAGAAGAAGAGATGGAAAAGTTAATTCGGGGTATCTTTGAACTGGCGGAGACCGGTGAGATCTTTGATAACTCTACACCAGTGGACGAACTGCCCGAAGATGAACAGGCGCAGATTATTGAAATGCTATCACGTAAAAAGAATACGAGGCACTAATGAGAAATATTTATATCGTAATGGTTGCCGTTTGCGCAACGATCGCTATTGTATCACTTAATAACCTGATTGGCTTTACCGGCTGGCTTAGTGCTGCACTGGCCTATGGCCTGGCGGCAATGGAAAGATAATGGTAAAAAAGAAAAAGAAGTATAACTATTACAAGCTGGACGTCGGGTTCTTTCCTGACGTCATTAAGCTATGTTTTGATGACAAGGTATTCCAACAGATATTAAAGGACCATGATGTTACGCTCAAAGCTAGTGCATTGGATAGCGGAATTGCTGAGACGCATCTTATTGGCGATGGTAAAGATGCGCTTATTATTCTTGTCTTTGATATGTCTTTGGTTAATGACAACCTGGGTGAACTCGTGGATACTATCACACATGAAGTTTCCCATGCGGTGGATCATTTAGCCGAGCACATCGGTGAAGAGGATAATTTTGTAAACGAAACCCGTGCATATCTTTCCGGCCATCTTGCCGGACAGATCTTTAAAATCTGTATGCACGAAAAGGAAAAGTATGTTAGAAAAGCAGGTAGAAAAATACTTAGTAAAAAGAGTCAAGGAGTCGGGGGGCCTAACATACAAGTGGATCTCAACAGTGTCGGGAGTGCCGGACAGAATAGTGTTCCTCAACAACCAAATACACCTGGTGGAACTGAAAACGTTAACTGGAGTACTGTCACCAAGACAGATCCTGGTGTTTGACGAACTGGGCGAACAGGGCTTTCCGGTTCATGTACTAAGATCATACGATGACATAGAGGAATTTTTGCGTGGAAAATAAAGACTGGCGTAAAGCCTACCTGGCAAGTAAACGAGGACACTTGACCAGGTTTTTGGCAAAAACCAAAGAACGTGCCAAAGCGCAAAACCTGCCGCACGACATTGACCTAGAATATTTAGAATCTATTGCTGGTCTGCACTGCCCAGTGTTTGGCACGCCGTTTGTTTGGGGCCAAGGTAACGGTGCGCACCCTTACCGGCCATCAGTAGATCGCATCATACCGGAACTGGGATACGTCAAAGGCAACGTGGCTTTTATCTCACTGAAAGCAAACACGATTAAGCAGGACGTCACAGAAAAAGAATTGTACGCAGTAGCAGATTGGCTGCATGAGGCTAGAAAGAAAGTAAATGTTAACGAGAGACCAGCTACACCCGTATCAGAAGGAACTGATAGCCAAAGCGAGCACGATGCCAAACGTCGGGCTCTTCTTGCCGCCCGGCTTAGGGAAGACCGCAACCACCCTGACAATCATAGCGGAACAATTCCAGGGCAAGACGCTGATCATCGCGCCCAAGCGAGTAGCGGAGACAGTGTGGGACAGCGAGGTGAAGAAATGGGAACATTTGAAATCCTTGAAAGTCTCGAAAATTTTAGGGACGCTTACGCAGAGGCTGCAGGCCTTAGACCAAGAGGCAGACGTATATCTGATAAACCTTGAGAACGTGGTATGGCTCTGTGGCCTTTCAGATAAGTTAGTGTTCACTAACTTAGTAATAGATGAGAGTAGCCGTTTTAAGGATCCTAGCACCAAGCGATTTAAGGCACTCAAAAAGCATTTAAAGGGCTTCCAGAGGCGTTTAATTCTCACCGGCACACCTACCCCTCAGGGCATGCAAGATCTCTGGTCCCAGGTGGGTATATTGGACTTAGGCGAGCGTTTGGAGACCAGCTTGACCCGCTTTAGGGATAAGTATATGCAACCAGACCAAATGAACCGCCATACACGTGTGGTATATAGCTGGAAATTTAAGAGTGGATGCGATGAGATTGTTAAGAATAAAATTTCAGATATTTGTTTTAGTCTTAAGGCTGAGGATTATCTGCAGTTACCTAGCTGTACTTCGCTTTATCATAAAATTGAAATCGACAAAAACGTAAGGGCAAAATACGATGAACTTAGAAAAGACATGGTCGTTGACATCAAGAAAGAAAAGATCACAGCTCCAACAGCAGCGGCATTGGCGAACAAGCTCCTCCAGTTTACATCGGGAGCGGTTTATAACGAAGAAGGACAGGCTCAAGAAGTACACCGTTCTAAACTGGAATATCTTGAGTCGATCATGGAAGAGTCCTCTTCCCCTACATTGGTATTCTACCATTTCAAACACTCCCTCGACAGGATACGCCTTTCGTTCCCGCAGGCTGTGGTGCTGGACGATGACAACATTGAAGCGTGGCGTAGTGGCAAGATTCGTATGCTCCTTGCCCATCCCCAAAGCGGAGGAATCGGGCTCAATCTTCAGTGCAACATTGGAGACACAGCACAAACGGTGTGGTTTGATCTACCATGGAGCTCAGAGAATTACATCCAAGCCAACGCACGTATTTACCGCCAAGGGCAAGAAAAACCGGTTATTATACACCACCTAACATTGTCTAATAGTATTGACGAACAGGTGGTCAAAGTTTTGGACGGTAAAATAAATTTGCAAGACGCCCTTTTAGACACCCTAAATTTTGCATTATTATAAGCATGGACAAATTAGAACTCTTTAACGCTTTGATCACCGTGGTGACGCCCGTCAATTCAATGGGCGCCCATGCTGATTCATTGGACCAACCACTAGCAGAGACAGGCCTAGACAGCCTGGACCTGTTGATGATGGCTATCTATCTGAGCGATCTATGGGGCGCTCCTGAGGAGGCCGTTAAAGACATGCAGCCAGTTACCGTGGGCGACATGATTGATTATATTATTGCGCATAAAACTAAAGAGCCGCCTGCAACGATTGCAGAGGCCCTGGAGTTAGTGTCGTGAATATTTACCTTACAGATTATCGTACGGCGTCAACCACTCAGACAGAGATGCTTGAGGACGTTGACTATCCGCAGCGTGTGCACTGGTTCCCTGAGACGTATGCCAAGACAAAGACTGGCTTAGTCTATGCACCGCACAAGTTAGCCGATAAAGTTTTAGATCCTAAGCTGTTAGAAGACTTGCGCAGCCGTCCAGGTAAGACAGGTTTTATCCTGGCAGCAGGTAACTCACATTTTGCTGGGATCAACCCAAAAGATCCGCCTGAGAATCGTTTAACGTACGACTATAAGTTTTTAGCGTTAACATTGACCCAGGTATACGCCGGACGTATAGCGCAGGCGTGTGGTGCAAACGACATGGTAATTACAGATGCCAGCGCATGCGCATCATCGTTGAAGGTAATGATGAACGTCATAGAGATGTTTAGACTGTATGGCTTTGATCGTGTGATTGTATTAACCGTGGAAGATTGCGTAAGCAATTTAGTCTTAAAGTTTTTTGGTGAATCAAAAGCCAGTCTTACAAAAGATTTAGAAGACCAAGGCATCAAGCCATCGGCTTTTGATGACGTGAATTATGGCTTTAACATCGGCCAGGGAGCCGCCCTGGCAGTCTTTGAAAATGCTAAGTACGCACATAACTCTAAGGCACAACTCCTAGGTGCCTACAGTGCGTCAGAGATTAGCACCAACGCAATTGGTCAGCGTGAGGATGGTCAAGGATTTGTCAGGGCGGCAGCCGGTGCTCTTCAGATAGCTAATATATCATCGAGTGATATACAAGTCGTCAAGGCACACGGCACCGGCACAAAGTCAAACAACGCTGCAGAGAAAGCAGCGATACAACAGATTTTCCACCACAAGCCCGTGGTCACATCGTTCAAGCAACGTATTGGCCACACGATGGGTGCAAGTGGATTGTTAGAGACGCTGTTGTTACTAGACAGTATTAAGATTGGTCTAGTACCAGCGATTCTTAACCGCACCAGGGAAGACCCGGTGTTTTTGTCAACAGGAGCGGAGATAGACGGAAGTGCAAACATTCTTAGTCTTGCCGCAGGTATGGGCAACATTTACTCAGCAGCAATTTTTAAAACATTATGAGAACAAAAACCAAACACAAAGTAAACGCAATTGCACCAAGACTATCAGATGAAGACATTGACCCGATTGAACAAGACGATAGCGACAACATATCGACTTTGGTTGTTGAAGGTTGGCTCCCCTGGGATCCGGAAGATATTTTAGACATCAAGCGTTTAATTGTAGATAAGATGCCATCAAAACAGCAGTACATTTTAGAATCATTTTTAGATGGCCTTAACTACATGGACCTGGGTGTTACTGAAAAGTATTGGCGTTATCATTTTGCAAAAGGCGTTGAGTTTATTAAAAAGGAATTAAAGCTATGAGTCACTTTATTGTAGAGCATAGATACAAGGGAAATTATGTTATGGAAACCATTACTGGTGTGGAGGATCTCGACACTAGCCGCTTTGAAAATTTATTGGGGATCTGGGTTTGTGACAGCTTCGAAGAGCTACAGATCATGGAGAAAGAACTTAGGGAGATGAGACATGCAAGATCCGGTAAACCATCCTAGACATTACACAGAACATCCAAGCGGCATCGAGTGTATTCAAATCACCGAGCACATGGGTTTTAATCTTGGTAATGCGCTAAAGTATATTTGGCGTTGTGATCTAAAGTTAGATGCCATTGAAGATTTACGTAAAGCCCGCTGGTACATTGATCGTGAGATTGCCAAGCGAACCAAAATTGCAGTTGACCCGGAGTGTGGAAAATGATTATAGAAATTGATGACGATTGTGTGGATATGATTATCCAGGCTGCGCTGGTAAAAGATTACGTTTATTTAACAGGTGATCTTAAAGCCGAAAAGAAAAACCCGGGCCACCTGCATGAAGAGGATGCCGCCGCTTACCAAGAAGTAGTTAAAGGTATTGAGGTTCTTGCAAAATGGTATTTTGTTAATGGCGAGTTTGAAAAAGCTGTTAAGAAAGCAAGGAAGGCAAAATGAAATTATTTTCCCGGTATGACCGATTTGATTTAGAGCAAGACATTATGAAAGCGTGGAGTGTTACTGAATTAATAGAAGAATTAATTCGACAACATTTAGATCGACCAGAAGGTGCATTTGACGAAGATGAGCTGGCTAATCGATTACAAGCAATTCAATATGTCACCGAGATGAATTTTCAGCGTTTGTGGGATGGCTTTGAGGTGATGTTAAAGAACGGCCAGTTTACAAGAATTGGCGAGGCAGTGCCCCATACGGATAATGATAAATTATTTGAGATTTTAACTAAAAAGAAAGGTAAGAAAAAATGAGTCAAGATGTTAATCAAATGTTAGACGGATTTGCAATTAATTTAGAGTTTACTGTGCAAGAAGTAAATGCACTACTAAACATTTTAAACACACCGCAACAAGTGCCGGCAACAACTCTAGTGGGTTTTATTACAGCAATTCAAAAACAAGCTGGCCCACAAGTCGAGCAAGCACAATCCAATCTTAAAGCAGTATTCGAGGCAGCTAAAAACGCAGACGGAGTGCCTAAAGATATGGAAGGTAAAAACTAATGAATTTAAAACAGCTTTTAAAACGAGCTGGTGTTAGCAACAACATCATTGCAGAGGTCGAGCGTAAGGCTAAGATGACTACTGCAGAGCAGGAGATTGAGCATCAGGAAAAGGCTGCAGCAATGGCCAAGATGATGCTCAATGATGTTATGCCCCACCTGCATAGTGCACTGAACAAAACCCTTCCATCTAAGCCTAAAAAGACGATTATTGTTCCGGACGACATGTAGGGCGGAATGAGGCAATAGTTTGCATTATTATATATAGGACACGTCGTGAGACGCTCCTATCCCCACACTGGTCGTAAATAAGGCCACAGGATGCCAGCGCTCCTGCATAGAACACTGGCAATACACACTATACACACAACACACAGGAGAATTAACTATGGTATCCCCATTTGAACTACGCTTTTCTATTTTTAACACAGCTAAAGATCTAATGATTAAGCAGCATGAGGCCAACTTGGCAGCATGGGAAGTGCTTAACAAGACATCAAAAGAAGCGGCTGAGCTGGCTCCAAAGTTCCCGACAACTGAAGAGATCATCGACAAGGCTATTGAGATCAATACCTTTATCAGCGGTCAGACAACAAAAGAACTAGCCAACGTAGCTAAAAAGCTGGCAGGCGTTTCAGTAATATTTTAATGGTTTATTGATAAATCGAGGCCACCTGATACAACAGGGAATCGTAGGGCTGGATAGGATTGATAAGCCTCAACCCAGCCCGTTATCAATAACTTTACAATAACTTATAAAAACTTTACAATCATGGCAACTAAACCCGGCTTGTACGCAAATATTCATAATAAACAGGAGCGCATAAAAAATGGCTCCGGCGAAAAGATGCGCAAACCTGGAACAAAAGGCGCCCCAACCGCAGCGGCATTTAAAGAATCAGCAAAGACTGCAACCATGAAAAAAGGTGGCAGCGTGTCATTGGCCGTAGGCCGTGGCGAAAAACTACCAGTGTCACAGGGCGCTGGATTAACAGCCAAAGGGCGTGCTAAGTATAACGCGGCCACCGGCTCGCATTTAAAAGCCCCACAACCTCAAGGTGGCGCTCGTAAAGACTCATTCTGTGCTCGTATGAGCGGCGTAAAAGGCCCTATGAAAGACGAGAACGGTAAACCAACCCGCAAAGCAGCAGCTCTAAAAAGGTGGAAGTGTGGTAGCTAAAAAGTCACCCCCAAACAAAAAACAATTTACCAAGGAAATGGCAGCCGTCGTTTTAGATCTTGGTAAGCTAGGCGCATCACAAAAAGCCATGTATGCCGCAATCGGTATCAGTAAGACCACTGCAGCTAAATGGAAACAAGACGATCCATTCTTTGCAGAAACCATGGACCTGGCAACAACCCATGGCCAGGCGTACTGGGAAAACATGATGCTGGCAAACATCGACAACCGTGGTTTTAACAGCCGGGTTGCGGAGATTGCCCTACGTGGACAGTATCCCGATGATTATAAAGACAATCGGGAAATCAAGGCAAACATTAAGCAAGAAATTGTGGTCGATTTTAATAAAGAGATTAGTGAATTAATCACCGCCCTTAAATCTTAAGAATATATTTTTTCAGTTTTATCCAAAAAGGCATCCCAAAAGGGTGCCTTTTTTGCATTATTATATATACGATAAACAGACATGAAAGACTTAAATGACCGCACATGCACTCCTCAGCGCATCAGGATCCAAACGATGGCTATCCTGCACCCCCAGCGCTAAACTTGAGGCAACCCTCCCAGAACCAAAGAAAGGCAACGGCGCTTTTGACTTCAGTCAAGAAGGCACTATGGCCCATTCCCTGGCAGAGGCTAAATTAAGACACTACTACAACCAAATTGGAATAGAGGAGTATCAGCATGAAGAGGCAATTATCAAAGCAACACCCTACTACAACGACGATTTCGAGGCTCACGTCGATAGTTACGTTCTATATGTCCGTTCTCAGATCGGCGAAGGAGACACTCCGCTCTTTGAGCAACGAGTTGATTTTAGCGATTGGGTTCCCGACGGCTTTGGTACAGCGGACGTGGTCATCCTTTCTAAGCATGCCATTCGTGTCATCGATCTCAAGTTCGGCAAGGGAGTTCCTGTATCGGCAATTGATAATACCCAGCTACGACTATACGCTCTCGGAGCATGGTCAAAGTTTAAAGAAGAATATCCAGATATTAAAGAAGTATCCTACACGATCCACCAGCCTCGCCTGGACAGCATATCAACTGATGGGACTACCGTTGCTAAACTTGTCGATTGGGCAAATTACTTTGTCAAGCCTAAAGCCAAGAAGGCTTGGGCCGGAGCTGGTGAGTTCCTCCCAGGTGATTGGTGCCAATTCTGCCGTGCAAAAGCGCAATGCCGAGCTCGCAGCGATTACAATACAGAACTCGCTAAGCAGGAGTTCAAAGCGCCAGCGCTTTTAGACGAAGAAGAGATCAGTGAAGTTTTAGTAAAAGCTCAGAACTTACGCACCTGGGTTAACGACGTAGAAGAGTTTGCACTTAATCGTGCCGTTGAAGAAAACGTGGTGCCTCCAGGTTACAAGCTCTCTACCACAGTAACCCACCGTAAGATCGCGGACAACGCTTTAGCGGCCACCGTTTTGGTTGAGAAGGGTATGGACCCACAAGTTATTTGGGAGCAGCCTAAGCTCAAATCAATCGCCGCATTAGAGAAGTTAGGACCAAAGGGCCAGATCACAGCATGGCTGGGTGACCTGGTAATCCGTCCGGAAGGACAACCAAAACTAGTGCGTGTCAAAGAAAACGCCAAGGAAGATTTCTCATGAGTACTTGGCTAATTGCAGCAATGGGTGTGGTGTACTTTATCGTAGCCTGCGATCAGTTTTACAAGGGCGGTATCGGTACTGGCATCATGTTTTTAGGGTACGCAATGGGCAACATAGGATTGGTGATGGTGGCAAAATGATGGTAAAATACTATGATTCAGAATTTGAAATACCAGACCTTTTAGTAGATAAGTACACAAAAGACTTTGATGGTTTACCAGGTAGCGGACAATATGATGCACTGTGTCAATTGCGTGGTTCGATTAATGAAATCATGGATATTGTAGCAGACGAGCCCGAGATCATTCATGAGCCAGAATATTTGCATGATTTTATTAGGGCCCTGGCAATGAAACAAGCTCTTCAAAACCATGGAATTTTATATGACGCCTGAGCAAAAGAAAGAGCAGCAAAAAATGTTGTATAAAATGCGTAACAAAAATGAAAAAACTTTAGCCGATTACTACCGGAAAAAACTATTTCATATCGTGGAACCAAAAAGTAGTTAGTTTTTGCATTATTATGTGTATGGGTAGACAGGCTGGCCCCAACTGAAGTCCAGTCTTAATGTTTAAAAAGGAATTAAAGATTATGGCATCAAAATCTATCAAGACCAAGTTTGTAACTGGCAAAGTACGTTTCTCTTATGCTAACGTTTTCCAACCAGCTGAGACACCGAACGGTACTTTAAAGTATTCTGTTTCTATTCTGATCCCAAAATCAGATACAGATACTGTAAATCGTTTTAAGAAGGCATTTGAGGACACCAAGGTAGCTAACGCTGCAGTATGGGGCGGTTCGGTTCCTAAGTTACTTAAAGGCGGTTTACGTGATGGTGATGCAGAGAAAGATGATCCAGCATACGCAGGTCATTATTTTATCAACGCCAGCTCTAACGAAAAGCCTGGTATCGTTGACCAAGATTTGAACCCAATCATTGACACCAGCGAGTTTTACAGCGGTTGCTATGGTCGTGCTTCGATCACATTGTATCCATACGATACAAGCGGTTCCAAGGGTATCGCTGCAGGTTTGAACAACGTGCAGAAGTTAGAAGACGGCGAGAAGTTTGGTGGAACCACTTCCGCAGCAGCAGACTTCGCAGTTTAAGTCTTATGGGGGAAAAGGGTGAGCGCCGGCGTGTAGGCTCTTTCATGGATCACGTCACCCCCACCAATTAGCAGTAACCCAGTAGATGGGCATGGCCCGGCATAGAAACTGTGTCGGGCCTTTTTGCCCCTTATTAACCATATAACAAAGAGAACAATAAATGGATCAGTATCAAGAGTACATTGCCGCCAGCCGTTACGCACGTTTTGTCGATGACAAACAACGACGTGAGACATGGGGCGAAACAGTAGACCGCTACGTGGATTATATCTTTAGTCGTACACCAGCAATCGCTGACAAAACAGATTTAAAAACAGAAATTCGTAGTGCCATTTATAATCTTGATTTAATGCCGTCCATGCGTGCCATGATGACGGCTGGAAAGAGCGCAGACCGTGATAATACTTGTGTGTATAATTGTAGTTATTTGCCTGTCGATGATGTTAAGTCGTTCGACGAAGCAATGTTTATCTTGCTTTGCGGAACCGGTGTCGGTTTTTCGGTGGAGTCCAAATATATATCCCATTTGCCGGAAGTGCCGGAGAAACTTTATGAATCAGAACACGTTATCAACGTTCACGACAGCAAAGAAGGATGGGCAAAAGCATTACGTTTACTCCTCGCTCACCTCTGGGCTGGAGAAATTCCGAAGTGGGACGTGTCCAATGTCCGTGCTGCCGGAGCACGACTCAAAACATTTGGCGGAAGAGCTTCCGGGCCGCAACCATTAATTGATTTGTTTCAATTTACTGTAGCTACATTTAAACACGCACAAGGTCGCAAGCTAAACAGCTTAGAGTGCCATGACTTGATGTGCAAAATTGGTGAGGTGGTTGTAGTAGGTGGTGTACGCCGCTCTGCAATGATCTCGTTGTCTGATCTTGATGATGAAAGGATTCGTCATGCTAAAGCAGGACCTTGGTGGGAAACCGCTCCTCACCGTGCACTCGCCAATAATAGCGCGGTGTATAATGAAACTCCTACAGTGGGCAAGTTTATGGAAGAGTGGCTATCTCTCTACAATAGTCATTCGGGAGAACGGGGCATTTTCAATCGTGAAGCCGCCAAAAAAACTGTTGAGAAATACGGTCATCGTGACCCTAACTACGAATTCGGTACTAATCCTTGTAGCGAAATTATTCTTCGTCCGTATCAATTTTGCAATCTTACCGAGGCGGTTGTAAGACATGACGACACCAGAGAAACGTTACTGCGCAAAGTGCGCATCGCCTCTATCTTGGGTACCATCCAGTCTACCTTTACAAAGTTCCCCTATTTGCGGAAGGTGTGGCAGAGAAATACTGAAGAAGAGCGGTTACTGGGTGTTTCCCTCACCGGCATCTATGACAACCCCCTTTTGGTTAAACAAGGAGACGAATTAAATGGATTACTTACCGAGCTTAGAGAGGAAGCTAGAAGAGCCAATGAGGAGTTTGCGGGACTGCTTGGAATACCTAAGAGTAGCGCAATTACTTGCGTTAAACCCTCCGGAACAGTCAGTCAACTTGTTGATAGCGCTTCTGGAATCCACCCGCGCCACTCTAAATTCTACATCCGCAGAGTTAGAGGAGATAAGAAAGACCCTCTCACCCAATTTTTAATCACACAAGGAGTTCCAAATGAAGCATGCGTTTACAAACCTGATCAAACGGTTGTTTTCAGTTTTCCAATCAAAGCGCCAGACGGTATCACTCGATCCGACGTCACTCCAATTGATCACCTTTCTCTCTGGCTTACGTACCAAAGACACTGGTGTGAGCACAAGCCGTCGGTCACGATCTCCGTCGAAGAAAAAGACTGGCCAAGCGTCGGCGCCTGGACGTGGGAAAACTTCTCAGAAATTTCCGGAGTTTCCTATCTCCCGTACGACGGAGGCACCTACCGCCAAGCCCCGTACGAAGAGTGTAGCCAAGAAGACTACGAAAGCCTCAAAGCCAGCATCCCCAAAATCAACTGGGAAGAGCTCAAAGAAAACACAGACAACGTCGAAGGTGCGCAGCAGCTAGCATGCTCTGCCGGCGTCTGTGAGATCTGATCCGTGGGATTGTCCTCCGCTCAATCTGCTCAACTGGAACCTGGCGTGGACGTGGCAAGTCCATGCGTGGGAAAATGCGAGCTCAACTTCTCTAGCGTATGCAAAGGTTGTAAGAGAACAAGAGATGAGATTGCGGCATGGACACGCCTATCAAACAGCGAAAAGCAACAGGTAATTGACCGGATCTTTAATTAAGTATTTCACATGGTGGTGAATTTGGGGCTCTTCGGAGCCCCTCTTTTTTGCATTATTATATGTATGCCGATACGTCGGTTTGCCTAAGGAGCATTTATGATTTACTCAATTGACTTTGAAACCCGCAGTAAAGCCAACCTGCCAGATGTCGGTCTTGACATCTACGCCAACGACGATACAACAGAAGTGTTGTGTATTGCGTTTGGCACCCAACCTGACAATGTGTTAGTTAAGCAACCTGTACCTACAGGTCAATACCACGTTAAAGATGAACTCCACGATTTATTAACACACGTTGCCTTCGGTGGCAAAATCCAAGCATGGAACGCCATGTTCGAGTACGCTATCTGGAACTGCGTCTGTGTGCCTAAGTACGGCTGGCCAAAGCTAAAGCTAGAGCAGTGCATCGATACCATGGCTATAGCGGCAGCCAATAACGTTCCACAGAGCTTGGATGACGCTGGTACCTTTATGGACTCTGAGCACAAAAAAGACGCTGTGGGTAAGCGCCTGATTATGAAGCTATCTAAGCCCAGTATTAAAGGAGTCTTTAATAACGACCCGGAATTGATGCAGCAGTTGTTTGATTATTGCGCACAGGACGTACGCACAGAAATGGCCATAGGAAGCGTTTTAAGGCCCCTTAGCGACGTCGAACAGGAAGTCTGGACCCTTACCCAGCGGATCAATACAAGAGGCGTACCGGTCGATCCTACAGAGCTCCAGAACGCCGTCTTGGCAGTGGAAAGGGCTCAGGGTGCCATCGATGCCGAATGCGTCGCCTTGACCGGTTTTAAGCCGTCTGAGAGGGCTAAATTGCTGGGATGGTTAAATGTCCAAGGTGCTGATCTGGCCGACTTGACCGAGAAGACCGTTACAGCTAAGTTAGTAGACACTAACTTACCACAGAAGATTCGCAGGGCGTTAGAGCTGCGACAAGAAGGAAGCCAAACTAGCGTGGCTAAGTACGCTAAGATGATGGAGATACAACGTGAAGGAAAGATTCGGAATACACTGGTATATCATGGCGCTAGTACTGGCCGCTGGGCGAGCCGTGGTGGGCTTAACCTCCAAAATATTGCTCGTCCCACAATCGAAGATGAAGCTATTGAACTTGCGATACCTAGGGTATTTAATGCAGCAACCGGAAATATGCAAGAGCTCAGTTCTCTTGTCCGATCAGCTATCGTCGCTCCTCAAGGAAAAACCTTCGTTGACGTGGATTTTAGCTCAATTGAAAACCGAGTTGGAGTTTACTTGGCTGGACAAAAAGACAAAGTAGAATTGTTTAGAAAGGGATTAGATGAGTACAAAGTGTTTGCTAGTGAAAGCCTTTACCGAGTGCCTTACGACGAGGTTACAAAAGACATGCGACAAGTTTCTAAATCCGCTGTACTTGGGGCCATGTTTGGACAAGGCGCAAAAGGCCTTGTCAAGTATGCAGAAGGAATGGGAGTTACACTGTCAGAAGGACAGGCAAAGAATGCAGTAGATAATTATCGAGCGTCCTACTTGCATGTGAAGGAGCTATGGGCGAAATGCGAGACCGCTGCGATTCAAGCAACACAGAATCCCGGAAACCCTTTTCGTGCCGGAGACAAACTGGTTTTGAAAGTTGCCAAAAATGCTCTGTGGATGCAATTACCATCAGGGCGCCTTATCTGCTGGCAGCGGCCAGAGCTCGAGCTGCTCACCACTCCGTGGGGTAGTCAGAAAATGGGCGTTGTCGTCCACAGTCAAAACACTTACACTAGGCAGTGGGGCAGGAACGCTTTGATTGGTAGTTCTATCTTTCAATCCGCTGTACAAGGTACCGCCAGAGATTGTCTTGCCGTGGCTATGATTAACCTTGAAAAAGCCGGTTACTCGGTGATCAACAGTATTCATGATGAAGTACTACTCCTGGTTGAAGAACAAAACGGGGAGTCCGCACTGGCCGATGTAATCAAGATTATGACTACACCACCAACGTGGGCGCCCGATTTTCCTCTCGCAGCGGAGGGATGGTTTGGCAAACGCTACAGAAAATAATTAGTCTGTAACTTTCTTTACTTCGGTAGGATGGAATAAAAGGCCTACGTCATCATTGGCGTAGCCTTTATAACCAGCACCTTTAATGAGCCGCTCTAGCTCATTAAGGTGTGCTGCCGGATCAACTACCTCACGACCAAACTGCATCATATAGGGGTCAATTGCTTTTTGTTTTGCGATGGAACCAAAACCAGCTGGGTCTTCATGCAGCGGATAAATATCTTCTGCAACACCAGCATACTTATGTGGTCCCAGGCCTTGTTCTGGGCGCATAGTATCTGCACCCTTATCTACATAAAAGTAAGAACGTGGCTTGATGTCTGGTGCGTCTTTAAGGCGTGCAGCCTCAGCACCTTTAATGCCGGTGCCATACATCTGTGGTTCCAGGCGAGAAATATTTGGCGCTGTAGAGTAATGCACAAACGGCAGCTTCTTAGCAAACTCTAAAGCCTTCTTGGCCAAGCTAACACCACCCGATTGGAAATTCTGAATCGAGCCACCAGCTGCCTTCATGAAGTCTGGGTTGGCTGCTTCTGCAGGATTGTACTCAGCAAACTTACCACGAATCTTAGAAGGATCTAGTACTCCTACATTAGGGTATCCACCCTCATTTACAGCAAACGATGTATGGCCGGTATCTCGTAAATGTTGCAAGAAAGATGGGGATTCCATTGTGGTCCAATTAGAATGTGGGTCTAATATTCTAGACTTAAACTTCTCTGCCATCTTTGGATCATCAGCATATTTTTTAGCTACATAATCACGAACAACATCAAACCCCGCTGGCGTTGTTGGATCAAAATGATTAGATAGATCTACACTCACGGGATACATTGTAGCACCTTTTGTGTAAGATTGGGCCGGAACAGCATCACCAGTTTTTAAGCTAATATAAGGACCTTTACCATTAGTAAAACTATCAGCAAAATTTGGACTTTTTGTAACAAATGTAACACCTGGCGTAACAAAATCTGTATCACGCACAGTTGACTTCATCGGGTCAAATGCTTTGATATTTGGATTAGGACTACCGTGGTAAAAGCCGGGCGTAAACTTAGACTTAAACGCCTCAACGGCAGCTTTCATTTCAGCGGGTGTTGGTAGCTTTTTTGGCATTATTTTTTCTTAGCCTTGCCGCCTTTTTTAAAGGTTGGGCTGTTAGGATCTTTAGGGTTTAATCTAAACTGAGGATCATCCGGGTGTGCTTTGACAGGCTTTTTAGCAAGTACCAAAGGACCAACCTGGAGCACTTCTTCAGCGCCGGTAACTGGGGCCATATCAGCCTTGTCATAGAAGTAGCTATGACGGAATGGGTTCATGCCTACCTGAGCCCACTCAGGATTGTTCATAAGCTCCTGGGCGCGTTTGTAGACCTCTTCTGGATGGGTATCCTGCCAGTCACCATGAATACGCGCATAGGTCTCTTTATTGATCTTACCAGTGGCAATTGCATGACCGGCTTTTGGAGGTGCTGTAAACTGAATAGGACCAGCTAAGTGTGCTGTTTGACCATAGCCCATAGACTTACCGGCGTTCTCTGGATCATGCAGCGACACAATCCAGGTATCATAGTTATCGTACGCTGGAATGTCTAAACGAGAAGACACACGGGTGCCTTGGGGAATCTGTTTATTAACACCAACAATTCCAGTCTCTACCTGATTGTTTTTTAGGGCCGATGCCATATCAGTATGACTTGGCATTGGTGGCACTTCTGTCAATGGTTTAATTGGCATGTGCTCACGAACCAAAGCACGGTATTGCTCAGGAGTAACATCACCCTTGCCAAGATCAATTGCAGCTTGTTGCAAGATTGGGTTACGTGTTTGGCGTTGGCTTACTTTGTTTGCGCTCTTCCAAGCCTCAATCATTTTGTCAGTAAGGCCTAGTTTTTTAAACGCCTCACCAAGCACTTCACCACCAACACCATAGTGACCAACCTCGCCACCTTCAGCAAACGGAATGGTGTAATTCATTCTTGCACCTTGAATGTGACCACGACCAGGAACAGGATTAATAGAGCGGTTTGCGCTAACATCTAAGCGGCCAGGGCCAACAGGAATATTAGCACCAACATCCATTTGGCCTGGCATTACTTTAACACCAGATTGACCAGGAATAGCCATTCCCATAGCAGATACACCAGCACGTAAACGAGCCCTGTCTTCTAATTCTTTTTCTAATTGCAAGCGAGCCATAGCACCTTGTGGTGTTTGCATATAGCCAACACCAGGTTGACCAGTCATACTTGGCATGCTACGAGCATCTACGCTAACATCAGGCAATACAGAACCACCATCAGAATAAGCACCCGGTTTGTTTAAATAGTCTAACGCACCTTTAATGTCGTTAAAGTCATACTTACCTTGCTCTAATCCATGCTGATAAGCACTAATTCTATTAAGTGCTTTTTCATCCATCAACTGAGACACGCCTTCGTTACGGCGCTCTAATGCACCAGTAGCCATGTCATGGATTTGCTGCCAGGGTTTATTTGGATAGCGTGCTTGCATCTCGGCAAACATTTGGCTGTATGGATCATTCATCACAACAGCAGCAGGAATGTCACCAGTGTCAAAATGGCCACCAGGTTTACCAGCAAAGTTGGTGTTGTAAGTAATGTTATTTGACGGGAATGTTTTGGCGCCCGGCACAGTCTCGATGATATTGCCACCAAGATAGCCACGTGGCAAATCAACCGTGTTAGGGTCTGTTAATGCAGCACGAATGTCTTCAGAGTTTGCACCAAGAATACGTTGGTTTTCTTTTAGCTTTTGTTGCTTGATAAAAGCCTTACGCATATCGCCGTTGTTTAAAAATTGCTGAACAACTTCTGGATGATCAAGGTCAAGCATATCCGCAAACGGGAACTTTACAGCCTTTGTTTTTGGATTGGTTTTAGATATAGAACGAATTGCATCGCTATATTCTTTAATTGCGTTTGGATTGTGCTCTGCTTGCTTAAACAAGTCATAATATACTTGCCATGTTGGCACAGCAAAGTCTTCGCCACCACGTCCCATAGAACTTGGCAACATAATTGTTTGACCAGAGCCACCCATACGCAAGTTTTCATCTCTAGCAATGTCAGTTCTTTTTTGAATACGGTTTGCAATTGCTCGACCGGAAGCACCACCAACGCCTTGTTCTTTGTGCACTATGTCATTAACATAGTCACGGCCGCCGTGGCTGTAAATGTCTTCTGTTAAAGGACGACCAGATACGCTAAGGATTTGTTTGTTGCGATGAGTTGCGTCATAAGGAACCAAGGTGACCATTGCATCTTTATAGTCTTTCCATGATTTTTCTGTTGATGGCGCAATACCGCCTAAGTCTTTTACATCAAAGCGGGTTCCAACCAACGGATTAGGTTTTGTTGGTGTGTGCTCGAGAAACCCGCTTACGACCTTTTTTACTACGCTCTCTCCTGCTTTAAAATGCTGGATAGCACCGCCGGCAGCTTTTTTCTCTTCTGGCTCTGGAGGAGGATTAGTAAACTTATCAAACAAACGGTTAACGATTGGAGCAGCTGCAGAAACAACAGCGCCAGCACCACGCACTTTAGCAGGTAGCTTTTTAACAAACGGCGCTGCAGAACCCAACAAACCTAAACCGCTTACGGTAGATTGAACTGGATTACCTGCACGAATTTGTTGTGCTAAATCTAATGCGTTAGCACCAGCTGTTAAACCAGCGACTGGTTTGTTTGTGCCAATATTAGCAGCATGTGTTAAAACAGTTTGACCTGGGGTTGGTGCTTTAGGCTGTAAGTGCTCTGGATTTGCACGAGTAAAGCCAGGATATTTTTTGCTTAGTTCAGTGTCACGGCGAACTGCCTTAGCAGCTTCGTTTTGTGCATCAGCATAAGTACGCCAGTTTTGAATGCTCTCTTCGACAGAAGAGCCACGTGGATTGTATCCAGTGAAAGGGCTTTGACCTTTGCTTAATTGATCAATAGCATTAATAATGTTTTTGCCCTTAGAGCCAACAGCAGCTGCAGTACCAACAGTAGCGCCAAGAGCGCCACCGATAGCAGGCAAAGCACCGCTGGTTGTTGGTGCAGAAGTACCAACAGGTTCAGAAGACTGTTCAGCTTGTTTGGCTTTTAAGGTCTCAATGTAGTCTGCAATCTGGGTAGCGTGCTCGACGTTACCTGCGTCGTGCGCAGCTTGAAGCGCATCGTACGCATCCTTTAACTGTTCATCCATGCTTAATCAGCCTTTTTGTTCTTAGATTTGTATCTGTCTACTAACGCTGCGCCAGGATGATCATCTGGGCCTGCTGTCAATGGTTTTACAATGCCTTTGTATGTGTTTAAGAAATGCTGTTCGGCTTTCTTGCTAAACGCAAGATACTCTGGGCTGGTTTCAAACTTATTAAAGTCTGCAAATTCACCACCGTGGGTCTCAGCCCATCTTTCAAACATTTCGTTCTTCTGTTGTTGGAAGTCTGCAGCATCACGAATCAATGCAGCATTTTGTTTGTTTACTGCAGCAGGCATTTCGGTACCAATACCTTTGGCGCCCATAGCCATCTTCTCAAGGCCAATACCCATACGAGCGCCTTTGAACACGTCAGCAGCAAAGTCAATACCTAACTTCTGTGCAGCGCTTTGTACGTCCTTATATGCTTTTCTTTCTGTGTCATTCAGATAGTTAGAGTACAATGCTTTTTCTGTTTTGTCTGCGCCAACACCAGGGATAAAGTCACCGATTGTGGTAAGACCAGTTGCAATAGAATCTGAACCGTGTGCAAAGCCCATAACCTTATTAAGTTTTGGATTGTCTGCAATATCAATAACGACCTGTGCGGTTGGCTTAGTAGTTCTTGCTGCTTCTGCCAATTCACGCATCTTAGTCAAACGCTCACCAGCGCCTTCTTCAGACTTAGCCATTTGTTTACCACGGCTAGTAACCAATGTCTCACCAGCTTTAGCACGAATCTCATTAGCTTCTTTAGATGTTGGATCTAAACCAGCTGCACGGATTTGAGCCTCAACAGGTGATTCTGCTGCAGTTGGTGCGTTGATTTTAGGAATTGGTGTTGTGTGCGGCAGTGCTGGCTTTGCCGCTGCAGGTGCAGCAGGAGCCGCTGCAGGAGCTGCGGTAGGTGCTGCCGCCGGGGCTGCTGCGGGTGCTGCTACAGGAGCTGCTACAGGAGCTGCAGGACGAGCCGCTGGGGCTGCTGCAGGTGCACCAGCTGCAGGTGCACCACCTCTTACAAATGCTCCGGCTGAACCTAATGGTGTTGTTTGCATTGTGCCAGTTGCACCACGTACGTCGTGTGGAGTAAATGCACTTGCGCCTACAGCTTCGGTCAGCATAATTTGTGGAACCATTGACTTATCAATCATGCCATTTTGTAGCATGTAGTTAACCTTCTTGATAATGTCTGGGTTCTTAGCGTTTGCTGCTAAATAAGATTGAATTGCTTTTTGTGCGCCAACTTGATCAGTCTGTGCTTGAACAGCAATAGATTGTCTTAAACCGGGATCTTGAACTAAGTCTAACAAACCACCACTTGCTTGTGGGGCTGCACCAACGCCAGGTGCGCCTGTTGGGGTTGTTGAACCAGCTGCGCCAGGGGTGCCACCAAACAATTGACGTTGTAAATTTTGTGCTTGTTCTTGTGCCACTTTGTATTGGGCCAAGTCACGCTTCATGCCAAACGTAGTTAAGGCTTGCTCTTCACGCTCTTTAGCACGACGAGACAACGCTTCACCAGGGCCTTGAACGCCACCAGACCACCAGGCTGTTGCATCTTTTAAATTCTCCATAAAGCTGTTGCGTTGAGCTTCACGCTCTGCAATCATCTTTTGCATGTTTTCTAAAAGCTCCGGAGTTACTCCAGTACCAGGACCAGTTGGTGTTGGCAAGAATTTTGAAGCTGCTGCTTTTGCAGAAAGAGGAGCTTGTTTTTCTGTAGACGTGTCTTCAGTGTCAGCCTCAACAGTGCTGCCAGCAGCATATTTTTTAATGTTGTCTAATCCAGCCATGATTAGCCTTCTCCCCAATTGCTTCCACTATAATCTATATTACCAGAGCTATCAGTTGGCATAGATGGCTCAATGGTTGGAACAGGAGTATCACTACCACTGTTTGGAATACTACCATCCGGTAAATAATATTGGCCAGGACCACCACCCGCTGGAGTAATGTATTTGCTTCCATCCGGATTAACAGTCATTTGACCACCATCAGCTAATGTATATGTACCAGGGTTTGCGTTACCGCTAGTATCTGTTGTAATGCCAGATCCAGTACTACCGCTGCTTGGATTTGTGTTAGAACTACCACCAAACAAATTACCTAATGGGCCGCTTGAGCTAAACAAACCACCAGCAACAGCAGGCTTATAGTTTGGATTTGGGGTTTTTCCGTCAGCTAAATAGGGACTACCTTGAGCAGGGGTACCAGAACCAAACAATGAACCTAATAAGCCGGTTGGGTTTTGACCACCAAGTGCAGTTACCAAACCAGCTACTTGGTTTAGTGGAGATAATTGTGTTTGATTTTGTACGGTTGTAGGAGCTTGGATACCACCCAATACTTTACCGTAGTTAGATACGTTAGTAAATGGAGCAGCTTGTTGGTATTGACCAACGGTAAGAGCATTGTTAATACCTTGTTGTGCAACGTTACCAGCACCAATACCAGCTTGCACACCTGTTTGTTGGTTAGACAATGCAGCTTGCATTTGTGCAGCTTGTTGTTGGGCAACGGCGTCACCGATAGCTTTGTTGTATGCTGTATCGCCACGCAAGCTACCAAAGTTACCAGAGGCAATAGAAGCAGCATCAACAGGGGCTGTAATGTTTGGCATTAACTGCTTAAGTTGTTGGTCCTGAGCTTGGAACAAACCACCTAAAGCAGTTTGTGTATTAGGAGTTACTTGACCAGATGCGCTAGTAATCCATGGATTGGCTGCGCCAGAAGCAATATTTTGCAGCGTGCCTTGGGCTGTTGTAAAGGCATTAGTTGGACCAGACAGCTGATTAACAGCTTGTTGCGCCACAGTATTTTGTGGTGTAGGTGCTTGGCCTAATGCTTGGCCAGCTTGGTTAACAACGTTCTGTTGCGCGGTATCGAACCACGCGGGCATTGTGGTTGTTTGTTGCGCTGTGTTTGATATAATATCGTTTAAGCCAGCCATGATTATGCTTTCATTGTCCGTTTTGCATCTAATAAATAGGCCAATGGGCCTTTACTTTTTGGAGGTAATTCTTCGCCGTTTGAATTAGCGTCTTTTCTTACTACTTTTAAAAACTGATCTAATACACTTGCGCCGGCTTCATTACTGCCGTTGCCAAGTTTAGACACTACATCCGCCGGGATTACAAACTCACCGTTTGCCAACATGGCAGCAACAGAGTCGCTTGTACCGTCACCTTCGCCTTGAACGTAACGGTTGTCCATGGCGTTCAAACCGCCTTCAGAGAAAAATGTTGGGTTATGTCCTTCTGGACCAATCTCGCCACCTTCAGCATGTGACTGAATAGCAGCGCCAGGTAAGCCAGTAAGGATATAATTAATCTGTGCCTTGGTTAAACCAGGTGTTAATGACTTGTACAAACCAGAACTTACGCTGTCACCTGATGAACCAGCAGCAAAAGGATCATAGCCAGTAGAACCACCGCTTGCAAAATTAGGTTCTGGGCTCGATGTTTCCTGTATGTTAGGAATGCCAGTTAAGTTGTAATCCATTCTTTGTGTCAATCCAGGTGTTAGGTTTTGTATTCCGCCAGTTGGGCTTTGTTGTAAAGCACTTGTTGTGGTTGTCGCTGGTGCAGTTGTAGTTGCTCCACCAACAACAGGAGCTGTTATCGCTGGTAATGTCCAAGGTGTTGCTGGAGCAGTTGCTGGAGCAGTTGTTTTAACAGGCAAAGTATTCATTTGCCCGCCGCCACTACTTGGTGCTGTTGTTGTACCGCTGCCACTACCAATTGCGTTATATACTTTACCAAGATCTACGCCGCTACCACCGCTTCCGGTGCTTGGCGCTGTTCCATCGCCAGTACTTGGTGCTGGTGTTTCACTAGCCAATCCAGGGCCGCCAGGTGCTGGTGGTTGATCTGCTATTGGCTGTGGGTTTGCAACATCTTGCTTCCAAGCATCATACGTCGCTGGAACCATATCAATAGCTGGACGAATAGATCCGTCAGGATTTGTGCCACCTTGGAACTGAGCCAAGTATTCTTGGTATGCTGGATCATCTTTACCGGCAGCATACGGATCCACTGGTGTAGTATCCGCAGCGGGTGCGTTAGCATCCACTGGTGGTGTGTTAGGGTCAAATGACGGAGGCGGGCTTGATACAGTTACTGTGCCTTTAGGGGTATTTGGATCTGTTACCACTGGTGTGGTTGGCCCTGCGCCAGCGTCTGTTACAGAGCCAGTGGTATTTGCTGATGCCACTGCAGTATTGTCAACCGGTGCGCTGGTTGGTGTTGTATCTTGTTGGCCAAACAATTGAGCCAATGTGGCATTAATCGTTGCAGTCTTTTCATCTTGACCGCTTTTCAATGAATCTAAATAAACGTTCTGAGCACGCTCATCTAATCCAGAAATATTTGGTGCTACTTTTATTGCACTTGCATCATCTAATCCAGTAGTAATAGCTGTCTTATATGCTGTTTGATCTGTGGTAGATAAATTATTAACCTGATTAGCAATATCTAATGATGCTGTTAAATCGTTGGAGCTATTGTAGTTACGAGTAAATGTGCTTTGTGCAATAGTAGACATATCATTTACTTTAGTAGATGTGTCTAATGCCGTTGTTACATCTGTGCCGTTACCATAAATGCTGGTAAATGCTTTTTGTGCATCTGGTGACATTGCAGCTACTTTAGTTGCTGCATCAGTTAATGCTGTTGATTCTTTATTTAGTAAATCGTTCTTAGCTGTGTAGTCTGATTTAATGGTATCTAACTGAGAAGCAGCATCGGCTAACTTACTGTTACTTGCATTAAATGTATCTAGCTTAGTTTGGTAAGTAGCAGCATCTGTGTTATACTTATCAGTAGCGGCATTTAATGTTGGGATCATGGCGTTAGCCTGATCTGCTAAACTATTTGCTAAATCTGCATTACCAGCAGCTTTTGCATCATCATATTGCTTTTGTAAATCAGCAAACTTATCAGCTTGTACTTTGTATTCATCGTAAGAAGCCTTAGCTGTGTCTTGTGCTGCTTGAGCTTCTTTTTGTGCTGGAACAACTGTGCTGTCCAACATGTCTTTGGTTTGAGCAAATTGTTGATTGTACTTATCAGCAATACTGTTTACATCATTCCAGGCTGATTTAATTTGACTACCAGCTTGGCTTAAAGTTGTGGAGATAATATTGTTAACAATATTAGCTGTAGGATCTTTGCCAGTAATTGCACCTTTAGTTAAAGCACCGCCAATAGTACCAGCAAGTTTTGAACCGGTTGCGTCTGTTATTTCACCACCAACATAAGTACCAGCACCAGAAGTTAAACCAGCTGTCAATGCTTTAGTTACGTCGCCAGTTACTGCCAGATTAGTTGCAGCACTTGCTGCAGCATTACTAATTGCCGCATTTAATGGGCCAGTAATAGTCGTTGGGTTAGTAAAGGTTGTCTCACCGCCCGCTGTTTGCGTCATAGTGCTGCCGTCACTATAGTTGTAAACTGTAGAACCATCGGCTCCAGTTTCAACAGAAGTTAATGTAGACTCAGCACCAGAAGCGAGCATATCACTTACACCACTGGCAATACCCATACCTGCGTATGAGATACCAGCAGATAGCGCAGCTTGACCTAAGTCTCCACCATGCGCTAATACATCGACTGCAGAAATAGCCGGTAATAAATACAATTGGCCCGTGGCCACAGCAGCTACTTTTGCAATCGTACCAATAGGATCATTTACCGCAGCTTGACCCACTTGTTCTAGTACATGACCAACAGAACTCGCGGCTCCTTCTACAGCTTGCACAGTATCTTGTGCAATTGTGCCGATTGTTTGACCTACGTCACTAATTGCGTCACCAATCGATTCAACCACTCCACCCATTATAGAGCTCCTTGTGGTTGTGGGGCTGCTTGATCTGGCAACGCACCCTGTTGTTTAGTGTCACCTAGGTTTACAACAACCTGGTATTGACCATCTTTGGTTTTCTTGACGTTGTATCCCATGTTAGGAAATGGTTGATTGCGCCTAACATAAGCAAAAATGTTTAAAAGGGATGGCTCTTTAAATTGGGTAATAAGTTGTTTAAAACCAGCTACTCCAATAGCTTTTGTAAATGTCAAACAGTTTTTTAAATAGTTTGGCATGGTGTCTGCATTAATAGCACGGAAAATGCCAATGTTTGCTTGAACCGGTGAAGGGTGCACCATAAATAAAGTGTTGCCCTCACGTATCAAAACACCCTTCATGTTGTAGCATTCAGAAGCTAAGCTCGCCTTAATCTGCTCGGCAGTATGCCCGCCGCCAATTTCCTTGGCAGCGATGGCTATAATCTCATCCTGTGTGAGCTTTTGGTGCTTTGAATCTACAAAAGAAGACATTACGCAGTAATGTTTTTTGCCTTAGCGGCCAATGCCTCTTCTACTGCCTTAGCAAAAGCTGGGTCTACTTTTTGATTATCTTTGTTACGAGCCATGATAGCATCAGCTACCGCTTTGTCGTTTAGATATTTCATGGTTTGTTGGCCGTGCATTTTGACTCCTTGGGTTGGGTTTCTTCTATATATAATAATACAAAAAACAGGGGGTTAGCGCCCTATTTATTTAGTTGGACCGTTGATAATCATGGTAAATTGGTAAGCCCAATCGTCCCATTTATCGAACAAATCCGGGTCTGGAACGGGGTAAACCTCGAACCTTGGAAGCTGAGAAACGTTCTTGGCAACTATTTTCCAATTGTCTTCCTGGCTGTGGCCAATCGGTTCTGTGCCAAAATACAAAATTAGATTGCCGTTCCAGTCTTCCCAGCTCATATTAACTGGAACAACTGGAAAAAATATCTGCTCAGCCATTATGGGCGCTCATCGCCGTATTCTGCAGTAATCAATAAACGGCCCATTTCGTAGTTACCGTCAATTACGTTAGAAGTAAATGTTAAAGTTAATTCACGATGCTCTACACGCAGGTCAATCTTACCAGTATCTGGATCAAAGTAAAATGGTCCTGAGTTTTCTACTGGTCCTCTGGCAAACTTACGACCATCTACTTCCATAGTCATAGTACCAGTCTGTACAAAGTCTGGCTCTACACGACGTAAGTGCATACGGCGATTTGGACCAGAGGTTGTATCTTGGGAGGGCGTACCACCAACCCAACTAATATCGCAAGTAGTAAAACTAGAAGTAATAGCTGTTTCACTAGATAGGCTTACCTTATTGTAACCATACTCTTGTTGCCAAATTGGATAGCCACCCTCCATGTAGTACACCACATCGCCAGCAATTACACCAGGCACAAAGTTAGTTGTTGCAGTTACCAAAGTAACGCCAGGTGCTGGAACATAACTATCAATAATTAATTGACTGTTATCTACTGTATAAACTGGAGTCGCTGGGTTACCAGCGTTTGAGAATGAGAAATGGTCGCCGGGAGAGAATGATGGAGTCTGGTCACCAGCTAAATAAAACTGATTAGCGGCAGGAGCAGGCTCACCACTTGGAGTAGCAATTAAAGTTAATGGTTGGCTATAGGTTACATCATAATCCCAACCAGCCCAGATAGGTGATGGGAAAATCTCTGTTGTGTAACCACAAGAACGGCGAGCGCCATCTGCTTCTCCAGCGTCATACCAGATCTTATCTTTTACGTTATAGATAATTGCATCAGTACATTCTGTAGCTGAACCGCGTGGATAAAAGAACCAGATCTCGTTGTAGCGCGGTACCTTAGTGGCCCATACTTTTTGGCGTTGGGTAAAGTTGATATTATCAAATATCCAGTTTACGTTTTTGTCATTAGGTAGGACGCTTACCACACCGTTGTATTGATAGAAACGGTCAACGCCTAACCAATAGTACACGCCGTCCATCTCAACAAAGCAAGACGAGGACATAGTTGAGATCTGGCTAGAAATAATATCATAGCGCCAATATAAGCCAGTTTGGCCAGTAAATGACACACGAATTAATGAGTCAGTAGCCCAAAACAAACCAGATGGTGAGTTTGTACCACCACGAACCGGAATGCCTTTAACAATCTTAGAAGAAGACATATTAATCTGGTTGGCAGTTGCACCGTTCCAGTCGGTCAATGTCTGTGTTCCGTAAGCTGTCTCTACGTGGTTGTTTGCAATATAGCCGTTATCACCATATACAAAGATATAAGGATACAATACACAAACACCGCCATTAACACTAATAGGTTTATATGTTGGATTTTGACCGGTGCTGTCTGCAAGCCCATAGAAGTTCCACACACCAGCGCTGGCTGGTAAAATATCGCCTACTAAAACTTGCGTCTCTTCGGCATTGTCAATGTTTTGTAAATTTAAACCAGGATGTGCTAATACTTTTAAAGCGCCGCCCACCGGAGAATATTGTAGGTCAAATTGCCATAGATTGCGTGAGTCTGGCGTATAGTGTGTGTTGTATAACCACACATTTGACTTAGTTCCAGTGATCGTTTCAGTAACTGTTACAACCGTATTAGGGCTTGTAAAAACAGAACCAGTTACATTATATACTGTTGCTGGGTTTGTCTGAGCAAATATAACTTTAGTGCCAGTTGGAAATACTGATGTGTAATCTTTTGGTGTGGTAGCACCACCGTAAATTGTAAAGGTGTGCGCTGTGTTAGATGCCACAGCAAATTGAGAATACCCTGGTAATATGTTAGCAAGATATGGTCCGGAACCAACACCGATGGTGTTACCAGTAATAAATACATCTAATCCTGTTGCGTTACCAACAAAGATATAGTTAACGCCGTTGTACGGGCTAACAATCATACCACGAGGAACACCAGTAAATGTACCAAAAATCTGACGATAGCCACCTATTTTTCTAGGTGTGCCACGCTGAAAACGGCACCATACGCCATCTTCATATTCACGTGATTCAAAGTTTGTACCGTCACGCTTAATACCTGGTTGTACTCCAAGGGTATAAACTAAGTTATACTGTTCTTGTGATGTTCCAGAATCTTGTTGCTGTGCCATTAAAATGTCCCGCCAAGCACACCGCCGGTTGCGGTAATTGTTTTAGTTGTTGAAACTGATGCAACAGTGCTTATTGCTGGTGTACTTGGAGTAGACCCATCTAATGTCATTATATTAGCACCGTTTGCTGTAAGGCCAAGCACTCCAACAGATGATAAATACATGCCTGTTGTAGTATCAGACAAGAATGAGAACGTCGGTAATGTCGCAGAACCATCAGCACCGTAATAAAAAGTAGATGAATTTTGCGATAAAATAATTAACTGGTTGCCATCAGACAGTGCTGTAATAATTTGACCAGGAGCTAATGCGGTAGGCGAAGCACTGGAACCAGAAATACTAAATGTTATATCATACGACGTAGTTGTTGTGTCATTAATTAAAATGTACAACGCTGTTGTTGCTGGTAGTATAACATTTAAAGTTGTTGTCCTTGTGCCGGATAAAGACACATAGGTTTGAATAATTGGAGCAAAGCTAACAAGGCTTAATGTTGGCCCAAGAATATTATCAACGTCATATACCGCAGAGGTAAACGTTACGTTGGTTGGTGTTTGCAATCCAATCGTATAAAACTCAGAGGTAGATGCTTGATAAAAAATAAAACCAGAACCACCAGGCTGTACGCTGACGTTAGCTACTCTATTAATTTTAGCGCCATCTGGTGTGGTTAAAGCCAACGCCCCAGTGCCGTTATTTCTAAAACCAATCCACCATCCAGCAGATAGAGACGCTGTGGCAGGAAGAACATACGTGCCATTACCACCAATCCAAGTGTAAGTATTAGCCCTGCTTGAATCAGTTAGTGTTGGTACGCTTGCAGATGTTAATGGGTTTTGTGTTACCGCTAATTTACCAGAGATAGCAGCCAGACCAGCACCGGCTAGGGTTGCCGCGTCAGCAGATGACGTGCCAGTGCCAAACGTTACGTTTTGCCATACGCCAGCCTGTGTGCTGTTATCTGACAAGTAAAAGTATTTAGATACGCCGGCAGGAATTGCTACAGAGCCAGATCCACCGTATTGCGCAACGTAAAATGTCTGTGAGCCAAAGTTACGGAACAGAATATCAATACCAGTTGAGCCTTGTGAAGCGTCTGGTAAAAATACTGTTAAGCCACTGGTAGACGGCGTGCAGTCCATAATACGTGAGGCAGGAACCTGCAAGCCATTAAGCACAGAAGGCCAATACAACTGCGTATTGGCACTAAATGCTAAGGCGTAATATGTAACGTCTGTTTGTTGAACAACGTCACCAGTAAATGGCGATACGTAAGACGGCATGGATTAAGGTTCCTGTACTGTAGTATTGCGGTCAATACGACGTGAATCGTCTTCTTTCTTAAGGGCTGCGATACAATCAGTGTAGTATTGTTTCCATACTGGCAATTTGTCTAGTGCCTTTAAATAGCCTTGAGCTTGCAACAGTGTGCCAAATAACATCGCTTGTGGTGCAATTTGGGTAAACAAATTTGTCTGATTGGTTGAGTCTAATGGTTGAACCAAGCTGTAGTAAATAATTTCTACTGGATAGTCTTGGTCTGGAACCGGGGCAAAGTTCCAGTTGTTATAATCATACTCAGCATAAAACTGTGGTTGACCAGCAGAGGCTTCAGAGTTATATTGTGCAATATAATCTTGTGAGCGCATGACCACAGGCTTACCATTAATCTTCATGGAGATGGTTTTTCTCCAGCGAGTAGGCTTGGTCAGCACTGGATTAGTTGCTGTCAATGTTGTCTCTACCACAACCAACTGGAGCAATGTTTTTAATTCAGCCGCAATAGCAGACTCAGCCAAACCAATAAGGGTTGGGATCATTGCCACAAAGTCGGCGTCGTCACGCTCCATGTAGTTGATTACATCAGCTACAAGATTGTCATAGGTTTGAACGTATGCTGTGGTCATCGTGTGTAGTAGCTAATATTAGGTTGGAAGTAGATCGGTGACTTGTCACGATCTTCGTCTTCAAATTCAGTACGTGCCTGTAATGCTTGCTGTTCCAAATAGCTTACACGGCCCATATCAACACCAGGTAACTGTAAAGCTAATTTGTGTGACAAGGCTGCTTGGAAGTAATTTAATGCACGATCTGGCATGTACAAATCGTTAGTCAACGAGCCAACGTCTTGTGGCTGGCATTCCAAGATTAATGAAAACGCTTGGAAGTTGTTGTTAGGTACAGGCCATAGATACATCTCTGGATCAACCTGACGATTGAACCAGTATTGTAATGTACGTTGACTTGGGAATTGCTTGTTAGGCAAAGAGAAGTAATCAGTACGGTTCAAACGAGCCATAGGGATTACTTGTTGTGATTGAGCAAACTGCATAGCACGCAAAGACATTGTGCTGCCAGTGTTGCGATTGTTTAGGCGATAGTAATTAAACGCCTGAGTTGTGTTGATACCATAGTACTGCCACTGGCGATCTGCCAATGTTACAGATGGGAATGATTCCCAAGTAGTCCAAGTTACGCCATCGTTACTTACTTGAAAATCAAGATTGTAAGTAGCACTGCCGCCAGGAGCATAAGCATTAAAGCCAACATAAAATAACCTCGTCGCTTGAGAATAAGCTGCACCAAAGTAATTCTTAGCCAATGAAGTAGTGGCGTGTTGATTTAGATCAGCATTACCTGTCTGATCAAATAGTGTGTAAACTGCTGGATTGTCTGTCGGTAGTGTGGCAGAAAATGTTGGGTTAACAATATAGATCCAGTTTGCTTCCAGTACGTCAACCGTATTGGCTGGCATAGAAAGAACTTGCTGGTTTGTCTGTGCACCCATGACTACAATTTCTTGTAGCCAAATATTAATACCACGATTAACAGAGTTTTGTAAAATGTAAAAGAGTGCCTGTTTGGCAGCCTGTACATACTCTGGGGTCATCTCTTCCGAGGTTTTCCCTGCGTCACGATACGCATAGGAAATTAACTGATCAACATTGACCTTAGTCTGATTGTATGTGCCAGAATATGCCACAGATTACCTTCCGCGGCCAACGGCTCGCTTTTGTACTTTTTGTGGCAAGTTTGGTTTAGCTTTACCAGCCTTAACAAATTCCTTACCAACTTTTTTAGGAATGCCGATGGTTGACTTACCTTCAGCAGCGGCATACATAGCGCCTAGTTGTGCTTTAGATTTGATCGGCATTAGCAGACCTTTCCACCACGCTTCATTTTGCCACCGCTGCACTTACCAACAGGGGCAGATGGGGCATCAGCTTTGCCGCCTAAGAACTTGGCTAATTTAGAACCTTGAGCAGCTTGTTTGTCCAGGTTGGCTTGTGCTGTTGCATTTTGCTCTGGTGTACCCATAAGGTTATTTTTGAGATCAGTACCAATAGCTTTAACAGTGTCAATAAAACCACCGGCTGCATACTTTTTAATCTTACCACCTTTTTTGTAAGCATCAGGGCCTTTAGCGCCAGATGGTGCAGCTGCAGTCTTACCAGACTCTTTGCTCTTAATGTACGGGTCTTTGTGGCCTGATGGCTTAGCAGCTTGTTTGCTAAGGTTATCAATCGGAGCAACGGCTGCTCTTGATGGCGCTGCTGCTTTACCTGGAACGATGTCTTTGGTTTTGCGGATGTTATCCAAGTCACCGGAAGACTTCTTAGCTTCGTAAACGTTTGTTACTTGGCCACCAGCTTTGTACTTCTTAACTGTGCCTTGGGCCTTCTTAGCACGGCCGCCTTTTTTGAGTTTGGAGAGATCAGTCTTCTCACCATGGTGCTCTTGCTTGTCGTGCATTGCAAATGCTTTTTTGATGATCTTTTTGTCCTGAGCGATGTCCTCGCTCATCTCGCGCTTTTCGGAATGGCGGGATTTATACACCGAGCCTCCCTCTTTGTAGCACTTGACTCCCTTAGCTAGTGTTTTAAAGCCTTCCATTTTCAATCCTCAAGGTTAATTGTTCTATTTATAATAATGCAGAAAAACGGGGTTTTACGCCCCTAAAAATAACGCTCTTTCACGTTTACGACGGTTTACTAATACTTCTGGCTTATTCCACATCAAAATGGCGTCAGCTGCTCCTGCCAAGTCATTTTCGTTGATTTTCTTAACCACGGTAGACTTGGCAAAATTAGTGCCTCCAATATTGAAGCAGAGGCTGTATAAGGCGTCGTATTGGTTCTGGGTAAGGGGTACCTTCACCGAGCTCTCAACGGCCTCGCTACACCACTTTAAATCGCTTCTGAGGAGCTCTTCTACCTGTTCGTCTGTTAGGGTTGCGGTGATGAGGTGCTGTTCATCGGCTTTGATGAGGTGACCCACCCCAATGGTCCATAGGCCCTTGGAGTCTTTGTATGCCTTGTTACGGGCGCCTTCTTCTTTGGTAATAAAGGCTAGAGTGGATTTTGCGATTGCCATAATATTTTCTTCAATTTGGGTATATCGGTCTGTAAAGTGGATTGCTGCTACAATGCCCAGCACCCACATTAATACTACAAATAGCTTTTTCATCTTTACTCCTTACTTTGCATATAATAATGCAAATTGGGGGTTTATTTTATGCTTAGTGCGTCGTATTGTTGGTAGCAGGCTGAGAGGGCTGATCGCAGGATATCTGCTCTGGCAGCTTCCCTGTCAAGAAAAGTTGCATCCTCGGCAGAAAGGGACAGCCCAGTTCCACCTTGTCCATTGCTGGAGCTTTGGGAGCGATTGGGACGGTCGTGCAACTTGACAAGAGCATCAGCCAGGTTGTTGTTAATAGAAGCGATTTGCGCATCTTTTTCTTTCCTTATTTGGTCGGCGGCTGCTTGATGTAGTTCTTGAGCTTTTTGCGTTGCCTCGATTTGCGCAGCTTTGTAACGCTCAAAACGACTGGCCTCGATAGAATAGCCAGTATAGCCAGCGCCAAGTAACAGTATAGCAACCAGTCCAATTTTGACATAAGTGATGATTCCAAGGGGAAACATTATTGTGGTTCCGCACCAGACATTTGTTTACCAGCAACAGAAGCAGCACCAGAGCCAGATACGATGCCCAAGGCACCAGCTAACTCAGTTAAGCTGATCTCTTTGCCAGCATAGATTAGATAGATGGCAGAGGCACCAATCAGGATAAAACCACCAAGCCACGCCCAACGGGCAATGTCATGGGTCTTGTTATCTTTGCCAGTTAATATATGAGTAAATATTTCGTTCATTTATTTAATACCCCAAGTAAGATACCACGCAATGATCGCAGCAAGTGCAAAACAGTAGAACTGCACTCTTCTAACCTCTTTAAGGTCATGTTGAAATTCTTCGTTATTCTTTCGTTCAAGGTTTTCAATGTCCAATTTAATTTTGAGTAAGGCTTCCCACTCTTTGGCTCCGTACTTTTTGACAAAGTCAATCTTGAGTCTGGCCTCTTCTTCGGAGATTTGTTTTTTACGCTTCCACTCATCAAGTGCTTTGATGAGAGCGTTTTGTTTTTTAAATTCAGCCTCACGTCTGGCACGGATGCGCTCGTTGGCTCTTTGGTTTGCCAGATCGACGGCATCTTTTTGGACACCTTCGATTGACTTGCTTAGTTGTTTAGATCCTTGCCGGGCAGAGTCTATGCTCTGTGCAAGGGCTTTCGTGCCCTCTGTTATTCCGAATGGGTCTGTCATTACGCATTACTTATCCCGCAATGCGTCCAGCTTGTCCTCAATGCGATGGACAGCTTTGAGAACTTCTTCCCAACGACTGGAGAAATCATCTTTGCGCATGTAATTATCTGCTAGGTGATTTCGTAGCTCAGACACGTCTTCTTTAAGAGACTGGACCGCAGTCCAGAGCTCTTTACAAAACCATCCGATAACAACACAGATCAGCGGCAGTATGGTGTTTATTAAAAATTGAAGATCCATAGTTAGGCTGTGTATGTACCAGATGTTGTGAACTTAATAATTGTATTGGAACCGCTGGTTGTAATAGTTGGGCTACCAGTTGTGATACCAGAATAGTTTGCTGTTGGTACTGAAAGAATGACTACACCAGAACCACCGCCACCAGATGTAACAGAACCACTATTTCCAGCTCCAGAGCCACCGCCACCTCCTCCAGTGTTGGCGGTTCCGGATGTGCCGTTGCCTAAATATGCACCACCTGCGCCACCACCACCATTACCACCAGAACCCGCAGTTGCTGGTTGGGCAGAAGCACCTCCACCGCCGCCACCTGCGTAATAAACAGAAGAACCTGTTATAGATGATGCAACACCAACGCCACCTGCTCCAGAAGCTCCACTTGAACCATTATTACCAACAGCACCAGCTCCGCCACCGCCACCAGCACCACCAGCGGTGCCAGTGCCTCCAGCGTTACCTTGACCAGAAGTTCCTGATCCTACAGAACTAGAGTTTGCTGCACCACCACCAGAACCCCCAGATTTTCCAACACCGGTACCAGTACCAGATCCGGGACCCGCCGCACCACCACCACCACCAACCGCAGTAATAGTTGTTATATTTGAAGATGAAAGTGTAGAATTGCTTCCGTTCGTTCCATCAGCGTTAGCATTACCAGATGAAGCAGTTCCTGATGCACCAGCACCAACAGTTGCTGTGTAAAGAACGCCGGCTGTTAGAGTAACTGTACCTGTCAATAATCCACCAGCGCCGCCTCCGGCTTCGCAAGTAGTATTGTTATTTGATCCAGAACCACCAGAACCACCACCAGCTGCAATTAGATATGATGCACTATATGTTGGAGCAGAATAGGTTCCAACCCATGAAGTACCGTTGTAATACTCCATCACATTTAATGTAGAGTTGTATCCTTGCTGCCCAGCAGAAGGAGATGCAGGGCGACCTGCAGTGGTCCAAGAAGGAAATGTTTGCCCGTTGGTACCGTCTAAAATTATTGCCATGATAGCCCTTTAATTAAGCTGCTACTACTTCAACCCAGTTTTTGGTTGTTTCATTCCATTCGTAGACCTTACCATCTGTAGGACAAGCTACAGGAGCTTGCCATGTCCAAGTTGTCTCATTCAGAGTCCAGCTTGCGAATGGCTGTGGTGCGTAGAACACGTCATGAGTTCTATCGTATGTGTAACCAATACCAGCGTAGTTGCCACGTAATGGTGTGCCACCATTGGTATGTTGGTTACCAACAGTGTTGTAAGATGTTTGAATCCACTCACCGGGAGAAGAGTCAACGAATGTTGTGAAAAACTCAGGCTCGGCCACAATCACTTGTGTAACTTTGCCATCTACTACTTTTGCGAAATGTGACATGTTTAATACTCCTGTTGAAAAATTTGTTAAGCGGTATAAGAACCGGAAGATGTAAACTTCATAATTGTGTTAGAACCAGAAGTTGTAACTGTTGGAGAGCCTGTTGTTGTTCCTGTATAGTTTGCTGTAGGAACAGAAATAATAACAACACCAGAACCTCCGGCGCCAGCGGTATATCCGTTTGGAGATGCACCACCACCGCCACCACCACCTGTGTTGACTGTACCTGATGTAGCTGGTATGCTATTGCCGTTATTACCACCGTTACCACCGCCACCAGAACCACCAGTTGCTATAGTGGATTGGTCTGAACCACCGCCACCACCGCCAGCATAATAAACAGCAGAACCCGTAATGGATGATTGAAGACCAGCACCGCCGGGTCCGCCTAATGGTGCAACAGATGCCACATTGGTACCCGCAGCTCCTGCACCACCACCTCCAGCTCCAGCACCGCTTCCGTTATTACCACTACCACCAGCGTTTCCTTGACCACTAGTTCCAGAACCTCCGGGACCACTATTATAAGTTCCACCGCCTCCTGATCCACCAGAAACACCAGAAGAGTTACCTGTTCTTGAACCACCGCCACCGCCACCTATTGCGGTTTGTCCAAATGCCGTACTATTTGATCCAGCTAGTCCTTGATTACTACCAGAATTAGCAGAAGCACCAGCTCCTACAGTAAATGAATAGTTTGTGCCAGCCGATAAAATTTGGTTACCTGTAATAAGACCACCAGCGCCACCGCCACCACCTGCATATCCACCACCCGAACCACCACCAGCAACAATTAAATAAGTGGCTGAATATGCAAAACTAAATGCTAACCAGTTACCACCTTGATAAACTTCGTTTACACTAAGGGTCGTGTTGTAACGCATTTGACCATTTTGTGGAGATGCTGGGCGTTGTGCTGTGGTACCAGATGGCAACCACATAGCACCAGTCACGTTATTCATGTTGACAAGGCCGCTTGTCGCTTGGAGTTCAAGTGTTCCGCTGCTGTCAGACGTGGTCGTGACTCCAGTAACGCCGGAAATCGACCCGTTGTCTGCCTTGATGATTGATGTCATTTACTATTCCTTATTTAAACGGTTTGCCTGTAATCCAAGCAACAAGACTGTATCTTGTACCCTCGGTAACTGGACGAACTTCATGCAATACGTAGCTTGGGAAAACTAATAATTTACCTTGCTCTTTGGGCATCAATTCAGCTTCTTTGCCAACTTGAAGAGCTAACTCTCCACCTTCATAATCTTCTGGTGCCGATAACTGAATGGTTAAAGACAGTTTACGAACCACGCCATTAAGAATCTTATCGACGTGCATACCATAGTAGCCTGTTGGTGCATCGTAGCGAGTAAACTGAAAGCCTTCTGCAAAACCAAACAAATCAAAATTAAAAAACTGATTGTTTAGATTTGTAATTGCATCAGTTACGCGGCGAAAAGCCCATTCCATATTATCTACGCTATACAACCAAGCAACTTTGCTATCACGCACACTGTCTGTGCTTTCTACATCAACTGTTGTTGCTTTATCTAATAATTTACTTTCACCAATTGCAATAATTTGAGCACACTCTTCTGGTGTAAAGAGCTTATCCATATAAGCCCAATTTTGAATTCTGTCAAGATCAAATGCCCATGAAGCGTTTGCGGTTACTGGTTGTTTAGTATTATCCATAATTTACGTTATCTGGTTGGTTGAAAACACCAGTGTATCACATTACGCAGTGTATGTGCCAGATGATGTAAATGTGTGGTAAGTATAACCACCAGATGATGTTATTGTACCACCGGTTCCACGTTGGGATCCAGCGTAACGAACAATTACAATACCAGAACCACCAGCTCCACCAGATTCAGATGCAGAATATGAAGAAGAACCACCACCACCACCACCAAGGTTGCCGGAACCATTTGATCCATTAAAGTTTTGGGCTGGGGCACCATTACCACCACCACCTAGACCACCGGCGCCACCAGAACCACTTGAGTTTCCGCAACCGCCACCGCCGCCGCCGGCGTAGTATGTGCCTAATGACTGCCAATTTAACCCGGCACCGCCTGCTCCTGCTTGAGATGATGATTGATAATTTTGACCTACTGCGCCTGCTCCGCCGCCACCGCCGCCTACAGTAGTTCCAGTATCACCATATCCACCGTTATTGCCTTGGCCAACTGTTCCAGATCCAAATGAATAAGAAGGGTAACCTCCTCCTCCACCACCTGATCCACCAGAAGCACCATTGATATGATATCCTCCGCCACCGCCTCCGCCAATTGCTGTTGCAAGGCTACCTAATACGCTGTTTGAACCATTACCACCAACAGCATGCCCGGGACCATTTGTTGATCCTCCGGCGCCAACTGTTGCTGCGTAAGCTGTACCCGGAGTTACTAATACCGTTGACGAAATGTATCCACCAGCACCACCACCTGATGCACCTGTTGTTGATGCCGAAGAAGATCCCCCAGCACCACCACCGGCAACAACTAAATAATCAATTGTGTATGTTGTGGATACAAGCGTTTGCCAAATTCCATCATATACTTCAACAGTAGATGCTGTTGAATTATATCTAAACATTCCATTTACTGGTGTTCCCGGGCGTTGCGCTGTTGTACCTGTTGGTAATGTTAAAGCACCTGTTGTTGTACTTGCATCAATAGTACCACCATCGGCAGTTAAAATTAAGTTGCCAGTTGTGTCGCCAGTTGTTTGAAGAGCTGTAGTAGTAGTTGTTCCGGCTCGTATTGTACTCATGTTTTTTCCTTAAACTAAAACTTGTCGGCTTCCTGCCGGTAGAGTGAATGTTGCACCTGATGCAACTGTCCATGGTCCGACAGTTAATACGTTAGCATTTGTTGGAACAGTATAACTTGAAGTTACTTGGTTTGCTTGTGCAAACACACCGTTGCTTGAATAAAACTCAGGTGACTGTAACTGACCAGTTGACGGTGTATATAGGTATTTTGCATTAGATGTGTAAACAGTTAACGCAGTGCCAGATGTAGCATTAGCAAACAATGGATAAACTGCAGTAGCAGTTGATGTGTCGTTGCTAATTGCAGCGCCACCAACAGAGCTCCATGCTGTGCCGTTGTAGCCTTCAAACTGACTTGTGTCAGAGTTAAAACGCAAGTAACCAGACGCGCCAGTTGGGCGTTGTGCCGTTGTACCAACTGGTAACAACATTGCGTCAGTACCAACAATAGATAACTTAACTGCTGGTGAGCTTGTACCAATACCTAGACGGTTGTTTGTGCCATCCCAGAAAAAGTTTGTTGAGTTACCAAAAGCTGATGTGCCGTTACCGAACGGAATATAACCAGCTGTCAAAGATGTAAGACCTGTACCGCCTGATGCTACACCTAATGTACCAGCTAATGTTACAGCACCAGTTGTGCTTGTGCTAGGAGTTAATCCAGATAGTGAAGTCTGAAAAGATGTTACGGGAGTGCTTGCACCATTAGACGCTAATAACTTAACTGTACCAGTGTTATCTTTGTAATATAACTTACCATCAGTAATGTTAATGGCCAACTCACCGTTGACCAGATTGGTATTAGTCGGTACTGCTGACGCAGTAGTCGAGTAATACAGCGATATGGGTGTGTAGCCTGTAGCTGCCATGTCTTATTCCTAGTTAAAATGTTCCGCCGGTGACACCATAAATTGTGCCAGTTCCGCCGTTTGCAGTTGCTAATGTGCCAGCCAATGTTACTGCGCCAGTAGTAGATGTATTTGGTGTAAAGCCTGTTGTACCGGCACTAAATGATGTAACACCAGTTGCAGGAGCTGCCACCCAAGTTGCTGTAGTGCCGTTAGATGTCAACAAATATCCGTTAGCACCAATTGGCAATCTTGTAGCGCTGTTAGTGCCGTTACCAATAATCAAGTCACCAGTTGAGGTGATTGGTGATAAAGCGTTAAACGCAGCAGATGCTGTTGTCTGACCTGTACCACCATTACCAATTGGTAATGTGCCTGTCACGCCTGTTGTTAATGGCAAACCAGTTGCATTTGTAAGCGTTACAGATGTTGGTGTACCTAACACTGGAGTTACCAATGTTGGAGATGTGTTTAATACGTTGCTACCAGAACCTGTGCTTGTAGTTACTCCAGTACCGCCGTTTGTTACAGCTAATGTACCAGTCACACCGGTTGTCAAAGGCAATCCAGTTGCATTTGTCAGTGTTACAGATGTTGGTGTGCCTAACACTGGAGTTACCAGTGTAGGACTTGTAGCTAATACGTTTGCACCAGAGCCTGTTGTTGATGTTGCTCCAGTACCTCCATAAGCAACTGGAACCGCACCCGAAGTAATTTGTGAACCAGCGATAGCGATACTGGTATTAGAAGCTGCAGTTAACTGACCTTGAGCGTTAGCTGTAAATGTTGGTACAGAGCTTGCAGAACCATAAGAATTTGCTGTTACTGCTGTGTTGGCAATGCTAAACTGTGTGCCAGTGAGTGATAAACCAGTACCAGCTGTGTATGCACCTGGACCAGCAATTTGTGCAAATACGATTGGTGTTGTGCCAATTGTAATTGGCAAGTCTGTGGTCTGAACCCATTGAGTTCCGTTATTTACAGTACCACTAATAATGTATGTTGTATCACCTGGTGCAATTTCATTTTGACCAGTACCAACTTGGTCATAGTCAGTTGCACGGGTAAGCACCCAACCTACTGATCCA